GGAATATGACGGATTATATGCCGCTGAACAAATCAGAAATGTTAATAAGGAAATACCTATAATGTTTCTGTCAAGCAGTATTGATACCTCTTGTTAATCATTCGTACGGTCCCGAAAAGGAGTTTATCACAATATCCGGTGATTCAGCTGATTCTGCTTATGAAAAACTCGGCTACAGCGTTTACGATGATAACCCGTCTATGCTCTTGATTAGGGAAGCGTTTAAGTGCGCGCAGACAGTTATTGTGTATATCGTAAAGGGCGGAGCCAAAGCGTCCGGTTCGGGAGGAGGACTTACTGCGGAGGCAAAATACGGGGGCTCAAGAGGAAATGACATCAGTTATTCGGTAGCAGCTAATCCCGTATCGGGATTTGACGTCACGGTTTACCTCAGCGGCTCGCCTAAAGAACAGTTTGAGGGGATTTCTGAGGCGACGGCTCTTTCAGAAAGCAATTATATTGTTTTTTCAGCAACCGAATCGGCGGAACTCGAATCGGTTGCAGGAGTAACCTTAACCGGAGGAACAGATTCTGTTGCGGCAAATTCCGACATATCTGACTTTCTTGATGATATGGAAAGCGTTAATTTCAATACTCTGGCGTTTCCTGTAACAGAAGAATCGCTGCTTGCGGCTTGTAAAACTAAAATACGGTACCTGCGTGAAAATGTAGGGCGCGGAGTAAAAGCTGTTGTAGCAGATTATAAAGCTGATTATGAGGGTATTATTAACGTAACAAATTCAGTTGCCGTTAACGGGGTAACGCTTACTAATGCTCAGGCTACCGCATGGGTTGCCGGAGCGGACGCTTCTGCCGGCAATACTCAAAGTAATACCCAGAAAATTTATGTCGGAGCTGAAAAGGTTGCCGCTCCGAAAACCCATGAGCAGGCTGTTGCAGCTATTCAAAACGGCGAGTTTTTCTTTTCGTATTCTGAAAGCGGAGATGTCGTTGTGGAATATGATATTAACAGTCTCATTACTTTTACAGAAAAGAAAGATAAATCTTACAGTAAAAACCGAGTGCTGAGGGTATTAGATACATTCGCAGAAAATATTAGAGCGAATTTCCCGCCGAATAAGTATAACAATAATGAAACAGGCTGGGATATTATGGATGGTATGGGTAGAGCCATTCTGAAGCAATTTTATGAAGCCGGCGCAATACAGAACGTTGACTACAGCTCCGACTTTGCGGTTGACAGAGGAATAAGCAAGGGAGACAGTACTTATTTTAACGTTGCGATAGAGCCTGTTGACAGCGCGGAAAAGCTTTATTTTACTATTAAAACAAGATAAGGAGGTATAAATCGTGTCTGATTATAACAAAAAACCTATTGTTCTTACAGAAGGAAAAGTATTTATAGACGGCGAGGAAATTTTTGACTGTGTAAAGTGCGAGATTAAATTTACACCGGAGACATATACAGGAAAGGTATTAGGGGAGCGTTCCCCTAGTACAAGATGGAAAGGCTTTACTATAACCGGAACGATAACGCGGAGACGGTCTACTCCATTTTTAAAGGAAATAGTACAGAGATACCAAAAGGACGGAGTGGAGCCGGAGTTTACTATTCAAGGCGTAATGGACGATAAAGGCTCGGACTATTACAGAGATTATGGCTCGGATACAATAACGGCGGTAGGCTGCATATTTACGGGGGACATTATACTTACATCCCTTGACAGTAGCGGGGACGTTGTTGACGATTCGATTTCATTCAATGCTAAGGACATTATAGTTTAAACATAAATTGACAAAAAAAGACACCCGTGGTATAATAACCGTATGGGTGTCTGCATAAAACGGTAGGCGGTTTCTCCCTGACAAGGGAGGTGATAACAATGACATTATCGGAACTTATCCAGTTCGTAACAATGCTAACTTGTGTTATCACTCTTGTTTATAAGGTCACAAAAGACATTTTTAACAAGAAATAATTTCTTTACATAAAAAAGAAATACCGCCCACTCTTCCAAAGTAACGGTATTTCTTTAATACTAACATTTTGGGATGAACCGCTTATCGCAGACACCCTTTTCATCTATTATTATATCACAATTTTATAAAATGTCAAGCGCTCCTAACGGGGCGCATTTTATTCCTGCCCGAAACGGTTAAGGCTTAAAACTGTCCCGAAAAAATAATATTATGGAGGTTTTTATTATGACAAAGAATTTAAGCTATTTTATGAGAGAGGAAAAGGAAGAGATTATTACGGCGCCTGCTCCGGAAAGCTTTAAGGATGAAAGCGGTAAGCCGATTCAAATGGAAATTAAAGTATTATCAGGCGAAAGAATAAGAAAAATTACCGACAGTTACCGAAAGAGAAGCGTCGCATTCGATAACAACGGTAAACCGTATATAGAAAACGGAGAGGTTGTTTTCCAGACTGAAAACGATACGCCGAGGGCATTCCGTCATATAATTGCTGAAGCTCTTGTATTTCCGAATCTTTGCGATAAGGAGCTTATGGATTTTTATCGCTGCTATGATAAGACAGAAATGCCGCTTAAGGTTTTTTCAAAGCGCGGCGAGTACGACCAGGTATTCAACACTGTTATGACGGCTCTCGGGCTAATGCAGTCTAAAAAGGAAACCGAAAATAATCTGGTTGAAGAAGCAAAAAACTAATATCCTGCAAGGGAAGCGATTCTTATTGGGCGCATGTTTTATGGCAGCGTCACGGACTACGTATGGAGGAGTTTGAAAAAATGTCTAAGAGGACCAGGCTCTTCTATATCGCGTCTGAGGTATGCGAATCAGAAAACCCTTGCAGGACTGATATTGAAATTTTTCTTGCTATGCTTAAGAGAGGAGTGAGATTTTGAAGAGTGAGTATACCGCTAAATTTAGAATGGTAGATGAAATGAGCGCAGCTATGGTCAGGTTAGGCGATACCGGAGTTAACGCGATAGTTGATGTGGAAAAGTCAAGCGTTAGGCTCGATTCTGCGTTGCTAAACACATCCAAAAGCTCCGCCGAAGCGGCGGCTTCTCTTTCTAAGCTTTCCGGCAATTCAACGGGGGCCGTTACGCCGTCAAGATTATTAGCAGACGCAATGTCCGATCAGGCGCGCAAACTTGAACAGGCCGCGGAAAAAGCCAGAAATAAGGCAAATATAGACGCACAGGCAGCGGCAGAGGCTAAAAGATTTCATGAAAGCTTAAAAAGTCAGCTAATGACGGTTGATAAAGTGACCGATTCCATGAACGACGAGGTAGTTCAGGCGCAAAAGACTTCTGAAAGTCTTGAAAAAGTTGCCCAGAAGTCGGAAAAAAAGGCGAAAAAAGCGGAGGAAGCCGCAGCGGCGGCAAGAAAAAATGCTTCTGCCACAGAAGCGTCCGCGCAAGCGGAAGAAAAAATGTATGCGGCTTCTAACAAAGCCGCTAATGCGGAGCAAAAGGTTGCGGACGCGCTTAACAAGTCTGAGCGCGAGGCTAAAGAATACGGCGAAGCGTTGCAAAAGGCCTCCGGCGAGAGTGAAACTTTAGGAAACAAAGCCGCTAATGCGGGAGAGCTTATCCAGGACGCTTTTGCAACTATCGGGGTAGTGGCCGCGCTGAACAAAATAAAGGACGGTTTTGTTTCCGCCGCAAGCGCGGCGATAGAGTTTGAAAGCGCCGTAACCGGAGTGTACAAGACGGTTGACGGGACCGAAGAACAGCTCGCTGAAATAAGCGGCGATATAAAGGAAATGTCTCTTGTGATTCCGTCCTCTACTACCGAGATAGCAGGCGTTGCCGAATCAGCGGGGCAACTTGGAATCGCCACCGAAAATATAACGGACTTTACTGAAGTAATGATAAATCTCGGAGAGTCTACTAATCTGTCATCGGAGCAGGCGGCTTCATCCCTTGCGAAATTTTCCAATATAACTAATATGTCGGCTGACAATTATGAAAATCTCGGCTCTGCCATAGTTGCGCTCGGCAACAATTTCGCCACAACAGAAGCGGATATAGTTGAAATGTCAACAAGAATGGCGTCCGCCGGAACTCTTGCGGGCATGTCGGAATCTGATATTCTCGGACTTTCCGCGGCAATGTCTTCTGTGGGAATCGAGGCTGAAGCGGGCGGCTCCGCTATGTCTAAGCTAATGACGGATATTCAGGTTGCCGTTGAAACAGGAAACAGCAGCTTAGAAGATTTTGCTTCCGTAGCCGGCGTGAGTTGTGAGCAGTTCGCCGACATGTTTGAACACCGTGCTGTCGACGCTCTTTATTCCTTTATAGACGGCTTAAACGACGTTGAAAGAAACGGGGAAACCGCTACCGTAATTCTTGAAAATATGGGCATAAGCGAGGTCAGGCTTTCTAATGCGGTAAAATCCCTTGCGAATAACAGCAGCGGGCTTGCGGGCGCGGTAAGTCTTGCGGGGGAAGCCTGGGAAGAAAATACGGCTCTTGCAAATGAAGCGAATACGCGTTACGGCACGCTTGAATCGCGTCTTACAATGACGCAGAACGCGGCCAATAATCTTAAAATAGCAATCGGCGATACGCTGACTCCCACAATAGGAGCGTTTGCCGATATGGGAACAAGCGCGCTTACATGGATGACGGATTTTGCTGAAAAACACCCCGTCGTCGTAGAGGGAATAACCGGCATAACTGTCGCGGGAGCAGGGTTTATTGGAACGGTTACAGTCGCCGCCGCTGCGGTGAAAGCTTTGAACGTTGTAACTAATACTTTTAATTTAACTTTGTCTAAAACCAAGGTAGGATTAATAATCGGAGGAGTTGCAACAGCCGGAGCGGCTATCGGCGGGCTTATACACCATTTTAATTCGGCAGAGGACGCTGTTGAAGATTATAACGGCACGCTAGAGCAATGCAGGATAGAAATTGACAGTACCGAGACTGCTTACGCAAACGTCTGCAAGTTATACGGAGAAAATTCAGAAGCCGCGAAAAGTCTTTCCAAAGAACTTGATACGCTGAACGCCCAGTATGAAAAAGGCGGCGGAGTTGCTGAAGAGATGGAACAGAAGATAACAGAACTTTCTGATTCTTATAATTCTTTAACAAGCGAAATTGACAATTCATATAAATCAATTGATCAATCTGAACAAAGCGGTTTGGTTGCAATTGCCCAATTGACTGCGTTATCAGATAAAGCACAGATTACGAATACTGATCTTGATTTGATGGCTAATTACGCTGATTATCTTAATGATACTTTTAATTGTAATATCGAGGTTAATTATGATACGGGTGAATTAACAGGCTTTGATCCAGAACGACTTGTTGATAATTTAATGGAAACAAGCGATAACAGAAAGTTAAAAGTCTCCATGGACTATCTTTCTGACCCCGACATGCAATCTGAATACGTGGACGCGTATAAAAGCTTTCGCGATAAATCTATAGAACTTGCCCCTTTCAAAACTGAATATGATCGTATCATGAATCCTGATCCAGATGGGGTTGTTGGTACAAAAGCGGATTTAGATGATCTCGCAGAACAGATGAAGGTAAAACCCAATGAGGTTAAAGGAGTATTTGAAAATCTTGAAGATTTGCAAACCCAATATGAAAAATATGATGCGTTATTAAAAACGCATGCCGATACTGTTGACGGAACAGGGGAAACATACTACTCACTACGTGATTCGTTACAGGAAGTTGCGATGGCGGGAGGGGAAGTCACAAAATCAGCCGAAGAAGCTAATAACGCCATATTAACCCCTCAGGACGCCGCAAGAGACGCTATGTCCGAAGTGGCTGACGAAATACTAAAATTATCAGAAGCTTACGACGGAGCATATATTTGCGCTCTTGAAAGCTTTCAAGGGCAGTTTGGATTATTCGACGAAGCGCAGGCAAACGCCGAGGCTACTGTCTACAGCGCGCAGGCCGCAATGGATTCACAGCTCGAATATTGGAATCAATACGGTGAAAATATTTCATATCTCGCTGATACGTCTGCGGAAAGCTTGGGAATTACGCAAGAAAATTATGACGCATTGATGTCTTATGTTCAAAGTGGAAGTGAAGAAGCCGCGGGGCTTGCGGACAGTATAGTATATAACATAGAAAATGGAAACAGTGAGGCAGTAGCTAATCTTGCCAATACTATAGGAGAAGTTTCCTCAAAACAAGGGGAAATTGCAGATACCACGGCCGTATGGATTACTGATTATGAACAAAAGCTGGGAGATTATGTCAAAACGGCGGAAGATAAAATTGCCGAAATGGATTTATCAAAGGACGCAAAGAAAAGCGCTATTAACACTGTAAATGCCTACGCAAGCACAATACTTGCGCAAAAAGATTCGGCAGTTTCAGCCGCAAACAGTCTGGTAAGCGAAGTACAAGCTGTTTTTAATAAATCAAAGGTTACATACACTCTGCCGACTCTGCCGGAAGAAAAGGGAGACGTTTCTGTATACGGGCCTGAGGAGAGAGGTTATGCTGCCGGAACGCTATCGGCTGAACCGGGTATCGCATTGGTCGGAGAAGAAGGGCCGGAGCTTATAAATTTCAGAGGCGGAGAAGCGGTTTATACTACCGACGAGACGGAAAAAATCCTGAACGGTTTTGCAGAACGTTCGCTATATGTTCCGCCTGCAAAATCATTTTCAGCCGAGAAATTTGACGCTAACTCTGAAACGGTATCCAAAAAGGAAATATCCCTTGATATAACGGGAAAAGGATCTGTAAATATACAAAGTAACATGAGCAAGGAGCAGGTGGTTTCAATTCTCAGCGATTACATAAAGCCGGTGCTAATGGGTATTGTTGAGCAGGAAATATTTGAAGAGGGGGAATCCTTCTATGAAATCTAACGGATATCAGTTTTGGTTTGAAGCCGACGGCGGCAAGACTAAGCTGCAGCTTCCGGTAAATCCCGAAACATTGACCGTTAAACGAACTGCTAATAACAGCAGCGTTACGGTTGCGGGGCTTGGAGAGGTTATTGTTTTAAACGAGCGTTCAGCTATACAGATTTCTTTTTCAAGCGTCTTTCCCGCGCATTACTTTCCCGGGTGCAGTATTAAAAAGCCCTTGTTTCCGGCCGCATACGCGATGTTTTTTTCAAGTTGGATGTCCAATAAAAAGCCGGTTAGATTTACCGTGGCGAAATGCGGAATAGTTATGTATGTAACTGTCGAAAGCTTTCAGTATTCCGAAAGCGGCGGAGACGTCGGGACCTATGAGTATTCTTTAACGCTTAAGGAGTACCGCAGCGCACGAGTCAGACAGATTAACTTGGATAAAAATAAGAAAAAAGCGTCCGTTGAAAAAAGCAAAAGTACGAGAGTTAATAATAAAAATATACCTAAGACCTATACGGTTAAATCCGGAGATTGCTTATATAATATCGCTAAAAAGTTTTACGGAGACGGTTCTCTGTATACAAAGATTTATAATGCGAATAAAAAGCTTATAGGCTCTAATCCGAATTTGATAAAAGCCGGTCAGGTGCTTACAATACCTTAGAAGGAGGACGGTATGCCGGATATTTCACTGATTTTATATAAAGACGGTCGAGCCTATGACATTTCTGGACTTGCGGAAAGTATAAAGTGGAAAGGGCGGAAAGGCTCGGCGGCGCGTTCTGTCAGTATATCTCTTTTGGACGATAACAGCGGAATGAATAAAGCGGTAAGCGGAATCGACGTGACAAGAGGAAACCACCTTATTTTCAGCTATAAGGGCAAGGAATTGTTTCGCGGTATCATAATGTCGCAGCAGCAGTCCGACAGCCGAAAAATGCCGATAACCGCTTATGACAACGGTATATATCTTTCTAATAATAAGGATACCTTCGTGTACGAAAATAAAACCGTGCACGATATTTTTATAGACGTATGCAAACGCTTCGGTATAAAATATTCCGAGGTTGCTGAAACGAAATATAAGATACCGGAGCTTACCAAGTCAAAAACAACAGCGTGGGACGCTGTTATGGACGCAATAAGTCAGGATTATAAAGCAACCGGAACAAAATACTATGTGCATTCATCCAAAGGCATACTGAGTCTTGTAAAGAGACGTGAAAATATACTTCAATGGGTACTTGAAACAGGCTCTAATATGACTTCATACAGCTATAAGAAAAGTATCGAGGACATCAAAACAAGGCTGAAAATATACTCGGATGAGGATACGGTTTTTGCTGTAAGAAAAAATAAGGATATGGAAAATCTTATAGGTATTTTTCAGGAGATTGAAAAAAAAGACGACGATATGTCGGAGGCAAAGCTGAATCAGCACATAGACGAAACTCTCAAAGAAATCAGCGCTCCGGAAATAAGCCTTGACGTTGAGGCGTTCGGCATTCCGGACGTCATATCGGGAACAGGAGTATATGTAATCATAAACGAGCTGGGAATCAAAGGGCGGGACGACGTATAATGTCGGCGACGGGCTCGGCAGGGATTGGCGCGCATTTTACCGCAGTATCTGCTGTAAGGGAATTTATTATGAGTAAAAAAGTATCGTTCATTAGATTAGCCCCCTTAATTCCTCTCTTAATTCCTCCGCCTCCGCTTCAAGCGTCATTTCCAGAGCCTATTTTGCTAAGCGCGTCTGCGGCGTTTTTATCGGCGTCATAAACGCCCTGCTCTAAATGATTGAAGTTATCGGCGGACATCGGTGTTCCCTGCTGAACTATCCCATTGAAATACTAGGGCAAAATGGATTGTTAGCATCCTCACAGTTATTTTCGTCATATTAGAATATTGATTTAAGAAAAAAATAATAAAAAATAGTATTTGATTTTGTTCTCTAAAAATGGCTTAAACTGTGAAAAGCCTTGCAAATACAGGCTTTTCCAAAGATTGTGGCACTCGAAATAATAAGAATTTTTACCGCCTTGGTGCCCAAATGGTGCCCGAATTTCCTATGGCGATATAAAGCGATACGGGCAGATATAAGAAAAACCATACTGTTTGAGAGCGAAAGCACTCGTTGCTTTTGCTCTCTTGGTTGCCACGCAAGCAGGGGCAGGCGCACTTGTCAACGGAGGCGCATTTATGCGACGTTCATCTTGACCGTTGACGAGGACGGCTGGGCTCTGCTATTTATTTTCTGAAAGGCATTGACAGGAGTATGAAATCATACTATAATATTAAGTATGATTTCATGCTTAAAGGAGAGCAAATATGAAGTTTGAAAAACATCCCGTTCTACAAGAATTTGACCGTTTGAATAATGCGATTGATGAGCTTTATCATGAAATTTGCTTAATGCAAGGACTTTCCGATAGTGCTTATGCGATTTTGCAGGCAATTCTTGTGTTAGGAAACGGCTGTACTCAGACAGAAATTTACAAGTACACACTCTTGAATAAGCAAACCGTAAATTCATCGGCAAAAAAACTAAATCAAGACGGAGTGATTGAATTTCATGCAGGTGTTGGGCGAGAATTAAAAATCTATTTGACAGCAAAAGGCGAGGCACTTGTAAGGGAAAAAATATTGCCTATTGAACAAGCAGAAAACAAAGTCTTTGAGGAAATGACAGAAAAGGAACATCAAGAGATATTGCGTTTGGTGGAAAAATATCTAACATCTTTCCGCAGTAAAATTGAAAATCTATAAGAGGAATAATGATGATACACAAAATAATCAGTACAATCGGGTTGGGCATTTTAGGTGTTGACCCATTTACAGCAGTTTACCTTTTGTCTATGGGACTGCGGCAGGAAAAGAAGTCAAATATTACGCTGTTCTTCCTCTCCTATGCGGGATTTAGCGTTTTTATCGGCGCTATACTTTCCGCTATTTTCGGTGCTACGGCAGTAGATATTCTTAAAAGTATAGTGCCTGGGGACAATAGCCCATTTTGGGCAATTTTGGAGTTTACGGTATCCGTTTTTATTCTGATATGGGTGCTACGAAGATTTTTGGATATTAGCAAGAAAAAAGAGAAAAAGGAGAAGAAAACTGTTAATGGGGCTTGGATTAAGTACCTAAGTACCGGCTTTGTGTTTGCACTCTCTTGTTTTACTGACCCCACTTATTATGCCGTTATTCTTATGGGTGGCGAAGTAGAAAACTTTCTAACCGCAACTCTGCTCCTGACGATTTGGTTTGTAGTCAGTCAGTTTATGGCACTAATTGTCTATGTCGCCAACAGCCTAAATCTATTGGACAAGTTGGTTGCATTGGTTGATAAACTGAAAGCGAAAAATATAAAGCCTATCACCTATACCATCTATGCCGTATTAGTAATCATTGCTATCGTATTGCTGATTGATACAGGATTTTATTTATTTGACGGCAGATACCTGTTTTAATTAATTTTTGGTGTTTTCAATGTCCTATCCGTGATATGAAACAGAGAAAAGTTGGTGCGGTTTTCCCCTTAAAATTGTCAAAGACCTCATACTGATTTGTTATAAAGGTAGAAAATAAGGCAAAGGAGGTTGACTTATCAACGACAAAAAATGCTTGCATTTTACGGAAATGGTACCCCTTTCCTATGCTTGCTACGGAACTTTTAATGCTCTTTTTTGCTCGTTACCTTGTTGAAATGTGTTTTTCACTCGGGGTTGTATTTCCTTTGTTTTCTCAAACGCCCATATTTTCTATTGAAAGGGATTTAGGGAAAGGAACGGAAAGGAATGGATAATTGATATATCTTTACTTGATTAAATCAGTATTATATATATCTTTATTTAATTGCATTGGATTTTCCGATGTCGGAAAATCCAACATCGGATAACTCAACAACGGATTATGATGATAGCCTTTGAAATGTTACGCAGTTAAAGGGTGTTTTCGTGGGAAAAGGTATAAATACCTTGCCCTATTGATTTTGGTATCTGAAAAGCCTTTGATTGCAAGGCTTATTTACCCTCTATTGCGTAACATAGCGGTGTAAAACCAGAGCAGTTCTAAATAGTCTTTATGCGCATGGTGCGCCGCCTTGTGCTTGTATTTATTGCCTTGTTTGTGGTGCTAAAATGGTGCCCAACTTTACAAAACCAACTTATGCTGAGATATGAGAAGATACAAGCAAGAACGGGAAAACCATTGAAAATACAGGGTTTCCCATACTTTCATAAACACTTGCAAGAAGCTATAAGACGGTTTCCGTCTATAAAATCAATAAAAAATATTTGCAGATATATTGACAATATAAATAAAATTCGTTATAATAATTATAGTTTAGCTAAACTGTATAATTAATAAGAAAGGTATAAAAATATGAAATTTATTAAAAAATTTTTATCAGCTTTAATGGCCTGCTCAATCATAACAGCAGGTGTATCGGCGGTATCTGTTAATGCTGGTTGGAAGAGTTATGTTCAACCTTCTTCTGTTACTCAGTTTCAGACAAGCAGAGATTATTATATAAGGAACTTTATAAATGATCAAAAGCATTTTTATCCTGATGGCAGTTACTGGAACAACGGCGGAGTTACTGATACCCCTTGTAATCATACAGGTTATTTGAGTGAAACATGTAATAAGTTTACTGTACAAAATATATTAAAAGCTAATTATCATATTTTGGCTGATCCTCCTAATCAGTATGTAAATACACCTGGTAATGAATATTATCAGTGCTATGGTTTTGCTTTACAAATGGCATCTGATTTATTTAAAACTGCTTCTTTCAATATTATGTATTATAGCAGTCTTTCTGCTATATCAGAAAGCGGAACGTACGAGCCAAGAGTTGGTGATGTTGTTCGAATTAATAACCAAACACACAGTATATTTATAACTTCTGTAGATTTGAAAAACGGATATGTTACATATGCCGATTGTAATTCTGACGGTAAAACCTGTATCATCAAATGGGATCAAAGAAAAACCGTTGATTCTCTGCAGGAAAGTTCAACAATGTATGTTTACAGGCCCATGATGTGTGGCGATCTTAATAATAATTCTATAATTGATGAGAATGATTATACTATTCTCCAAGCTCTTATTGACGGCACTGAACCTTATTATAAAACTGGAATGAACGGATTGTTCAGATGTGCTTCCGCAGATATTAATTGTGACGGTGTCATTGATCAAAATGATGCAGAAAGTTTAAGAAGAGTTCTTGATGGTGCTACAAACGGAATGTATTATCTTGGTTACGAGAAATATATAGAAGTATAGTTTAATAAAACAAGCGGCAGGGAGTGATCCTTGCCGCTTTTTGTTATTCGTATTTAGAAACTTTTATTTCAAATTCCTCCGTAGCTCCGGTAGGATTTGATATGTATAACCCCTCTCCTGACGGTGCTTTTGTAATTGCGCCATTGCATACCCCTTTTAAAATAACATCGTCTTTGGCTGCCGTGTGATCTTTCATTATGTTGAAAGATATTCCCTCTGGACAACTCCATTTTACCTTATTACAAGGTGCAAACGCTTCATTTGTAAAAAGATAATTACCGCTTGAGCGATTCTTTTGACCATTCAAAGGGGATTTTTGAGATTTCATTACCACTTCAGTAAAGCCTTCATATTTAAAACTTGGCATATAATCTCCTCCTTTTTAATAATGACACATTATATGCCGCGCCATTTTATATTATGCCAAAAAATACCACCCAAAACTGAGCGAAGTTTGCATCTTATACCTCAGCTTTTCGAGTCGGCTTTTTGACAGATATCACTCTTCCGGTCTAAGCCATACTCGCGCTACGAAACGGTTATTTTCCTCTGTAAATTCAGCGTTGCCGTTATACTTTTCAGCTCGTCTTTTAACGCTTTTGATACCAAGCCCATGATTTTTGACGTCGGTCTTGCTTGTTTTAAGGCGACTATTATATGCTAATACTGATTTTTCTATGGGGTTTGATATTTCAATTCTGTAAGAGTTATTTATGCTGTCTAGATTTATTTCGATATCATAATTGTCCAGTTTATCGTTATATGCTTCTACAGCATTGTCAAGAAGATTAGCAATTATGGTACAAATGTCAATTATATCGACACCCTTTATATCCTCACTGTTTTTAAAGATACCGGAAGAATTACACTCGAATTCTATTTCCTTATTGCTACAGAGACTATATTTTTGTTGTATAATTGCCTTAATAAAAATATTTTTTACTCCAATTTCTAAAATGTCAGTCTTTTTTATGTCGTTTAAAAGTTTAGAGTAATGCTCTATAACTGTACTGCTTTTATTGTGCTCAAGCAAATTTATAGTGGCTAAAACCGTATTTTCGTAATCATGGCGCATTCTTCTGACTTCGGAATCGGCTTTACTATAACTTTCCAAATTTGACTTCATTACCTTGTTTTCGTTTTGGTAAAACCTCAACACTTCTTCTTTTTGCTTATTTTGGGCAGAACGAAATATCCCGTACAGAGAAAGTGCATTAATCACTAACGCGATAAGAGAAGCAAACGTCATGATTAAAGGCTTATAACGGCTTACGTTTTGCTGAAAAACATATAACCCCATTGCAAACGAGGCGGCGCAAATAAAAAGCAGAGCTATCCACTCCGCAGAGCCGAAACTAAAGTCGGCGTTACGGAGATTTTTACGATACCATCTGTAAAAGCCGTATGAGGCAAGCGCAAACAGCAGCTTTGTTATAACTAAAATAGCTATACGTACCGCGCCTTGTATGTAAACGGCAGCGTGCAATCCGTTACCGTCAAGAAAACTATTAAACGCCATCATAACGGGAATGTTTATAAGAAATATCATATAATTATTTATAAATATTATATAAAATTTGAAAAATAGATTTCCTTTCAAAAAAAGTACTGCAAATATCATACTTATAATAAGTTGTGATATACCCGGAAGCGTTTCCGAAACTTTTGCCGGCAAATAATTTGCTAAAAAAGCAATATTTATGAAAGAAACAAGCGTATAAACTATATATTTTAAGTACTTATGTCCGGGGCTTTTATAGCCCAATACCATTGTTGTAAAGCCTGTGATGATAACTGCTTCAGCCAGACTGGCTGAGTGTTCTATCAAGCTCCACATTTAAAATTGATTCCTCCTAAGGTAAAGAAATTTATTATATATCTCATTGCGTCTTCGCTTACTGTAAACGAATTCTTCACCGTTTGATAGTTTTATATTTTCGCTCAATTCGTCAATAAACTTGTAGTTTATCATAGTATTTCGATTTATCAAAATAAAAGTGTCAAATAAAGAGTCTTCAATTAAAGCTTTAATTTTTTTTCGTTCGCAAATAATTTTGTCATTGCATAAATAAAAGTCCGCATAATGATCGTGTACTTGAACGTACATTATATCTTTTAATAGTAGCCTTTTAGAGCCGTTGAAGGTTTGGGCCGTATAAAATAACTTTTCGCTTTCTTTCATTTTAATCAATGCGTCAAATGCGCTATATATTTTCTCTTTTCCCGCTGATTTATAAATATACTTGAATATTTTAAAGTCACAAGCAAGATCACCGTGGGTGTTATTGCTTGACAGAAACATTATAGGTATTTCCTTATTAACATTTCTGATTTGTTCAGCGGCATATAATCCGTCATATTCCGGCATTTCAATATCTAAAACTATAACGTCGATATTATTTGATTCAAAATATTCTTTTAACAGGTCCTGTACAAAGTAAAATTTTTTTATGCTGCAATGCATGCCGTGGTCTTTAAAATAACAATTTATGACTTCTGAAAAGTAGTCTACAAAAACCTGTTCGTCGTCACAGACTGCGATATTCATTAATTACCTCCTTTTATACAAATTATATCAAGAGATTAATTAATTGTCTATATGTAATATTTAGTATTTAGTAAATCGCAGTATTTTCTTGTTATTTTGATTATCCTTAGTGCCCTAATAGTGCCCTGAAACCTATTTAGGCATAAAAATACACCGCCTGCAATTGCTTGCAAACGGCGTAAAATGGGGGATTATCCTGGAGCTGCTAACCAGATTCGAACTGGTGACCTCGTCCTTACCAAAGAGCAAACGTACTTTTTACAGCTTTCAATAATGTTTAATAAAAGCCGTATCTATGCGGTTTAATTATAAATCGCTTTTAATTACTTTCAAAAGTTTATAGCGCACTTTTAGAGTAATAGCGCACTAATGGCGCACTGAAAGGACGGCGATATTTTGATAACGCAAAACTGCGTTTTCTGAACTGGCTTTCTTAAAATTTAGATGTCTCCAAAATTCGTATGCACAAAATTGAGATTTCAAAACGTAATAAAACGTAATACTAGTAGTAGAAATTCGGACATACCAAAAATGGAACTTTCAGAACAAAGCTAAAAAACGCCCTTTTAAGCCCTGATAATTTTAGCAGGGTAATTTCACTATAGAAATATTACAAAAGCATTACCGTTGATTCTGATAGCGTTATAGAGCGTTTAAACATTAATACCAAATCTTTATATACAAAAATAGGAGCAGGATAATAGTCCAGCTCCTTAATTTTATTTATATATTTGTCCTCTATTTCCGGCATCAACAACTATAACTACTAATTCGCTATGGTTTACAGTGTATATAATTCTGTAATCTCCTACTCTTAAACGTAACAAATCTGTATACCCTTTTAATTTTTTAATATCTTCGCCATTTGGCAACGCTTGTATAGCTTTAGCAATTCGTAAACGTTCATTCTTTGGGAGTTTGTCTATAAACTTTTTAGCTTTCTTCTTGATTACTATCTTGTACATTGTCAAGCTCCCATTCTTTCATACATTCTTCAAGTGAATATGATTTATCTTTTTCGGGATCTGGATCGTTTTTATAATTTTCTATCATTCTTTGACAAAAAATATCGTCTGTTTCTTCGTCTGCTACTATTCCTTGAACATAAGCCAGAACATAACCGATTTTATATTCAGGAACACTGTCCAAAAGTTCTATAACTCTCTCTTTGTTACTCATTTCTTTCCCTCCGTATCATTCTTGATTGCTTCATCAATAGCACGATTTATAAAACCGTTTAATGTTTCACCATGTATAGAAGCGTGTGTTTTTATTTCCTCTTTTCTGCCTTTAGGTTTTACTGTTAATTCTATTCTGTCATAGTTATTTTTAATATATTTATGAACGGCTTTTTGCTGTGCCTTTGTATATTATTTGAGTTCATAATTTAAAATTAGATACACTCTATTATATTATAACACTTTTTATAATATAAGTCAATAATTTTTGTGAAAGTTTTTTGTTTTTTTATTAATTCTTTATGTGGCACATGCGGCACACTGTGGCTCTGCTGTTCCACAGCTTAACCCTCGCATTTACGCGCTTTATAACGTGCTGTGGCACTGTGGCACAAAATCGCGCATT